TGGCAGAAACTACACGCCTTGAGGACTGGGTAGCAGAGGAGATGAAAGATCCAGAGTTCCGAGCTGCCTGGGAGAGACTGGAGCCAGCATATCAGGTTGCGCGTCTTCGTATGCTGCGGGGCTGGACCCAAAAGGACTTGGCCCGGCGAGTCGGCACGCGGCGACTAGCCATAACACGCTTAGAGGATGGCAGAAGGGAACCCGGCCTACCATTCCTGCGCCGTGTTGCGGAGGCACTTGATGCTCGCGTTGTGGTGCGGCTGGAAGCCCGCGAGCAGGGCGGGGAGGAGGAGTGATGGCGAAACCTATACCGATAACTGAGGTTCTGGACGATGTGACAGCCGAACGCGATGCGCTATTGGCGGTGTGTGAGGCCGTAGTCGATGCTGGCTATAAGCAGATCTATGATGCTGTGGAATGTAAGTTCTGCGGCAGGGGTGTGTGGGGCTGCATTCCAGTTGGCATCCGACATGACTCTGACTGTCCTGTGGGCATGGCCGAGGTTGCCATTGCTAAGGTCGCCCCGTGACCCGCCGCCGCTACGACGCCGAGGCCGAGGTTGCCGCGCCGTCCGTGGTCGACCTGGACGTGCGCGTGCCTTGCGGGTTGGCGATCCGGCTGGGCGTGGGATTCGGGCTACTCGTGGCACTGTTGTGGGCTGCGCTGATGCCCAAGGAGAACGTGGCGTGGTGGGTCGTCTTGGTGCGCCCCGGCATTATCGGTGCAGCCGTCGGCGTGGCTGTGTATCTGTTGCTATTCGGCCTATGGGCACGGGACGAACGCCGGGACCGGAAGCAGCAACGAGCCCCGCAGACAACCGACTGGCACGTGGAAGGCGAGACAGAGCCGCGCCAGTGGGCCGTGACCGGCGTGGTCACGTCACCCGATGGTCGCCGCCAAGTGTGGGCCCGCTATGAGATGGTACGCCCGCGCCAGTGGTACGCCTTCTGCAAGGCGGTGGAGGCCGGGCGCAACTTCTCTGAGAACGAGGCGATGCGGCACGAGGTCGCGCCGGTAGACTGGCAGACGGTCAAGGCTGACTTTGAGAGCAAACAGTGGTACAAGCTCGGCAAGCGCCGGGGTACGCCCGAGCTGCACGGCCCGGGCAAGGCGCTGGTCAAGGCGTGGGCCACCACCCCGCCGCCCGCGTGAGGGCTATGGGACTACAGTACATAGGTAGAGTAGGGGTAGGTAGGTGTCGCTAGATGTGTATTTCAAGGAGGACATCGCCGCCATGCTCACCGCGCCCATCGCCGCTGCGTGGCCGAGGCTGACGCCGGCGGAACGGGCGCTGGTCGAGTGGCTGGTGCGCTGCCAGCTTGCGGCGTTCGGGGTGAAGGTGGGGGAGAAGGTGGAGGTGAGACATGGTTGAACGTATCAGCTATCGCGTAGAGGAGCACTACAGCATGGATGCGGAGCACCCGCGACTTGGTGCTCGTTATCGGGTGGATGAGATGGACAAAGAGCTATTCTTGTTTGTCTATCTGCCCGATGAATACAATGAGGATCATGTGATGTTGCGCCTGGCGGAGATAGACCGCCTAGCGGATACAGCAGCGCGGCTTGCTGTTCAGGCCGTCGCCGCCGAGCGGGAGGCGTGCGTCGCACGGCTTGAGGGGCTTGTGGAAAAGTTTAAGTCTTACGAATACACGGTGGAACGCGTGTCATATATTGCTGATCTGCTTGAAGCTGAAGTTGCTGCCATCCGCGCCGGGACAGGGGAGGGCGAACAAGGCTAGGGCCGCCCCGCGTTCGTCCAGGACGGCCCCGTTACTGTCCCTACGCATGGTAGGGCAGCTAGAGAGAAGACAACAGAATGACAGAAGGCCCGACGTGTGTTTACCAGGACGGTAAGCTACTGGTGAATGGCAGAGAATACACGGAAAATCTGACTGCGAGGCCAAAACCAGGGGCCCGTTGGTACATCTCGTTTTATCATGACGCCTATCGCCACTGGGCGAATTGGGTGACGGAAGGCATACCGTTCACGGCCCGCCGCACCAGGGACTATCAGTATCCTGTTCGGTCGAGTCGTGCCCAAGAAATTCGTATGGAACGCGGACGCCGGGCTTCAAGCAGGTGGGCACGGCAACATGGGAAGTCCATGTACTAGCGAAACAGTGCCCTGACCCGCTCCACCAATGACGGCATCTCCAGCCGCACCGTTCCGCTGAGCTCCACGCGCAGCACTCCCGACGGTGGCGGCTCGGGCGGCTCGGGCTCCTCTCCCTCGACCTCCAGCGTCGCCCCGTCCAGGTAGCAGTCGTCGTGTTTCAGCGCCCATTTGTTCCAGGCGTGGACCCACACCGTCACGTCGTCCGTCTCTGAGACGGTGCTGATCGACGTACCGGCATACTCGGCCATCCCGCGCACCCAGTTGCCCCACACGATGCCCGGCGCTTCCCAGTCGGTCCCGCCACGCGGGTCGATGCCCGCGCGCAGGTACAGCTCCCCGTCGCTGACGCGCGGGTTGTCGCTCTGGCTGCACCAGGCATGGAAGGGCTGGCTGTAGGTCACGCGCTTGCCCGCGCCGACCTGGACCTGCTGGTACACGCCCGCGTTCATCAGCTTGCTGAACACGAAGAAACACTGGCAACTCGTGCCCTCAAGGATGCGCGCCGCGTCGTCCAGGAGCGTGATCGCCTTGTATTCCGGTGCAGCCAGTGGGCGTTCTGGGTTCTGGTCCTGGTCGGGCCATTTCTTGTCCGACCACCACGCATGCCATCCAGGCGCGACCAGGATGTTATCATGCCAAGGGTGCGCCACGTATGTCCCCTCAAAGCTGCCATTGGTGAACCCCATCGGTTCCTCCTCATCTCCATTATCCCAAGTTTCCCAAGTATATCCCACGTCGGCAGCGCGCTGGTAGTCCGTCACCACGCCGGCCTTGTCCCCGATCGTCCACCCTGGCCGCGACGGGTCGTGCCACCGGAATGCACAGCACGCCCGAATGATCTGGCGCGGGTTGGCCTGATTCCAGGCGTCGATCTCACACAGCGCTTCCCCGATGTAGCCATTGTCGACGTTCTGCCAGCCGTTTGTCGGGTTGAACTCTGTGAGAAAGATCGGCACGTCATGCTGCACATCTGGCACGGCTTCAAGCAACTGCCGATAGTGACGAAACTCATAGAGCCACATCTGGTTGGGCGCATCCATTGTTGTGCTAGCAGTAATGAGGCGCGGATCATGTCCATGCGTATAGCTATGGATGGCGATGCCATCAGGTAGCCCCATCGGAAGTGTCTGTAGCATACATTGCCAGTAGTCTATCCAATGGCCTGTCTCAGTATTCCATGGTCCGATAGCGGCAGGAATTACTAGATCACTGGGATGCTGCTGCTTGATAGCAGCATAGCAACGAATGAAACAAGCCGCATATTGCTCTGGCTGAATCGGGATGCCATCGGATCGTTCAATCGACAAGTTTGGTTCGTTGCCAACGATCCAGATATAGCAGCCTTGACTATGCGCCACAAAAGCTCCACATCTAGTCGCAAACGCATCGTATCTGTCTGAGGTTGGGATAGTTCCTCCCGGTGCATAACTATGATTTAGCCGCGCGATGATACCATATCCGGCATTGGCCCAGCGCCGATAGTCACCGCCTTCGGACCCCGCGATCTCGGTGAAGGTCAGCCAGCCCGGGAACTTGGTTGACGGTGGCGTGATCCCGTCTATCCATGAACTCGCATGGATGCCGTGAAGATAGTGGGTCACCTCACTTGGCCTCCAGCGCCGCCACCCGGGCCTTCAGCGCCTCGATATCCTTTTGCTGCTGTTGGATGACCGAGATCATGGTGGCCATCATCTGCTTATCGTCCCAGCCTGACAGCCTTAGATCGCCTATGTCGGGCTTGCCATCCGGCCCCCTTTGGGCGAGATAGTTGGCCAGGTGCGGCATCGTCTTCTCGACATCTTCAGCGATCAGGCCGACGATCGGCGGCCCATCCGGTTTCGTGACCGACTTGTACGAAGACGGCTTGAGCTCCATAAACTTCGCTCGGTCAGCTTGCCAGGGTGCGATGTCCGTCTTGGCAGCCCGGATAGACGTGTCATAGGTCACTTCCCAGTCGGCTTGTAGCCGTACATCATTACCAGCCGTTGCCGATCCTCGGAGCCCAGCGCTGATCTCCGTGGCACCTATTGTCGCCCGCCACACATCATCGATGGCCCACTGAACGGATGACGCAGCCGACACGTCACACAGCATCGTGGCACTACGCGCGTAGGCAGAGTTCAGCTTGGCCTCAATATTTGTCTGCGCAATCTCTCCGGTCGGGGCGTCGGCCACTACCCAGGCAACTGAGGCGAGCCCTGCATGGGGCAGCGTTCGCATGTCCACGCTTCGATAGTCGCTCACGGTGTCATCGTGGACGGCCCCGAGACGCGCCACTATATCACCGCTCGCGTCCACGAACTTGTACGAACGCGAATTAGCAAACGTGGTGCCCGCAATGATCTCAATCCCGTTTGCGTCCAGCTTCACAAGCCCGCCGGCAGCGTATAGTGTGCCGAACATGGCTTGCAGGCGTCTTGCATCTGCTGTTATCTCCTGTCGCCCCAAGAATCGTCTTTCGGTCATTCTGCCTCCTATTAGTGCGAGCAGTGCTCCTCTGAGGAACTGCCGCCTATCCACTACGCTCTTCCCTCCAGCACGGGGCCATAGCGTGGCGTCAGTCGGTAGGCGTCTGGCGCAATAAACTCTACCTGTTCGATATACACCCGGTTCGGCTTCTCTTTCACGCCCCCGCCGGGAACGGCCTGCGATCGCGGTGCCTTGACCAACTCGACGATGGTGTTGGGCTGGATGTGTGTTGGCAGCTTCGGGTTGCCCGCCACATCGTACAGCACGCCATTGCGCCAGTAGTAAGTGACGGTTGTCGCCGCCGCTGCACAGTTGAACACGCGCCCAGCATACACCCCGCCCACATATTCCGCGCCGGTGTCATCGCCCATGCCAATGAGTTCTTCGATCAAATCCCATAGGCACGTCGGGACGCCCTCGGTGGAGATGGGCACCTGCAGCGGGTTGGTGGCAATCGTGCCCGCCGTGACAAACTCCGATTCTCCCACCAAGACGCCGACCTGCGTGCTCAGGTTCGCCGGTGCCGTATCTGTCAGGCGGTAGCGCTGATTGATCGTAAAGGCATACCCGGCACACAACACGTCAAGCCGGACGCCCTTTGCCTCTTTTGCGCTTGCCAGTCCGCCTGTGGCCCTACTGCGCGGATATGCGTTCTCCGCCAGCCGCCGATCCCGCCGGGCTATCGCCGCCGTGCTGTTGTAGGCACCGCCCACGGAATCCACATAGCAGCTCTCGCCATAGAGATCAGAGCTGTCGGTGTTCTCAGTCCAGGCCGTTATCGTCGGCGGGTAGCGCACCTTGACCTTGTTATGCCAATGCTCGGGGTCCAGTGAGCGCGTATACTCGGCGCCATCCAGAGTCAACTTGAGCTGCGATATTCTGCCCTCCCAAGTGACGAAGCCATAGGACATCTCAACCACGCGCCAGCCGACAGCATTGTTGTAAAGGTCCACGATCTCGCCGCGCGTGAGTTGGTCCTGCCCAATGCTGAAATCACCGAGCCAGTAGCCACCCACGGCCTTGATGCTGCGGTGCCAGTCCTGGGCCAGCCGCGTGATGTTCTGGCGGAAGTTGGTGGTGCTGATTGCCAAGCGATCGTAGAGTAGCAGGTTATGCATCACTCAGCCCCGCGCAATCCCGCCCAGCGCTCGGTGTAGGCCGATGTCATGATCGACGCATCGGCAAACTCTGCTTGATCGGTGAACACACTGCTCGCGCTACGCGCATAGACACACACGATCCTACCATCCCCCGGCGGAAGCCGGAAGTGCTCGAACTCGAATGCCTCATTGCGGTAGATGGCGAACGCGCCCCCACCTACATCGTCCACCTGCAATACCTGAGTATCGCCCTTTGGTCCTTCTGCGATGACAGCCAGGCGCGATGTGTCGGTGATGGTGTCTATGATCTTGAGGAATCCCTCATCAATCGGGACAAAGCACACGCAATCCAGGTACAGGTCGCCGCTTCCTGTGATCTGCTTGGCCTCCAGGAAGATAGAATCATATTCTCCCGCGCTCGATAGAAACGCGGTCTCTAGGGCCTGCTTGTTTCGTCCCGGCATGGTGATTGTGCCGACCTGATAATAGTTCCATGAAGTGCTGGCGACGGAGATGGGATCGTGATAGCTCTGTAGATAGCCACCGAAGCCACTGCGAATGCGCACGCGCCATTCATTGCCCGCCGTCTGCATCTTTGTGCGCAGCAAAAGGAGGAAGCGGCCCGCCGCATCCACCTTCGTATTGTCGTTATAGCCTGCACCAGTAAGGGTTTGCCCGTACACCTGATGGAAATCCCCATCGCTCCAGTCAATCGCCGTGCCGCCCGCACCAGGATTGATGATCACGTAATCACCTGAGCCACCGCCAGGACTCGCCGTATTGGGCTCGCTTCCACCACCATCATCGGAAACGGATGCATCGCCGATGTTCGTGCCGTCCTCGCATTCCCACACGGGGATAAAGCTCGTGACGCCTGTCGCCCCATGTAGCGTAGCGCTGCGGATGCCCATCCAGTATTTTGTCAGCGTCGCGCCTGCCGTCCCGGACTGTATGGCCAGCGCATTCACCCGCGCCGCCACGTCGCCCACGATGTCGTGGGCGGGCAGCCACGAGAAAACATTGTCAAAGTAGCATACGCCGCCATTCACAGGAGTACAATAGAGATAGATGCCCACGCTCGTGCAGCCTGCCGGTACGGTGAACAACAGGGCTACTTCTGCATAAGCTGCTGCCGTGACTCCCGTACTTGTCATGGGCAGAATATTGGCAGCGTGTGTGTTGTCCCGGACGAAATAGCGCCCGGCATTCGTCCCATCCCCTCGCGCATGAAAATCGAGATAATAGATCCCGCCCGGGACCACGGTGATGTCCTGATAGACACACGTGTCAGCCGGGTTGCCGCTGGTCATCTTGCATGCGTGGCTGCCCGCAAAGACGATGACGCCCTCATCTGCCAGGGTGCCTGCACCTGCATTCTCCATCCAGTTCAGCCAGAAGTCTGGATCGCCGCCGCCCGCCGTCTCGAAGCCGGCATTGGACATCTTCTCGGTCTCATCCGCCGTGTAATCGTAGGCCACCGCCGCCGCCGCCGTGGGCGTGTTGTTGGGGAAGACGCGCGCCACCGTCCGCTCCCAGTAGGGGTGGCGCTCGATCAGCACCGTGCCGACGAGGTAGTCCTGCACGCCGGCGCAATCGCGGTAGACGGCCTCGACGTCGGGGCGGAACTCATAGTGGATGGCCTTGACCAGAGCACGGCGCGCGCCCGTCTCGCTGTAGAGCTTGCAGTTGAGCCACACGGGCGTGGCTTGCTGCTGATCGACCCAATACTCTGCCGCCCGCTTTTGCAGCGCCGCAAGCTCCTGCATCGAGGTCGCCATATCGTCGTGCGACGTGCCGCGCAGGATGACGGGCAGCGTCTCGGTCACGTAGGGCGGGATCGAGCCATCGCCAGTCGGGGACGCCACGACGGGCACATAGTCCACATCAGCAAAGATAAAGTCGAACGTGGCGTCGGTGAAATCGACCGTCGTCAGGCCGGTGCTGGTCAGAGTAAAGGTAACTGCCATCTATCCCTCACATTCCGCTGGCTGCGGCGAAGCCCTGCCGCGCCCGCGTCCGCTCTTGCATTCCCAAGTAAGCCATTGCGCGCGCGTCGGGGAAGTTGTAGGTCTGCTGGTTGTTGCTGTTGATGATGCGCTGTGTCTCGGCGTGGGGAATGATGTAGCCGCTCATCTGCGGAACGAACAGTTCCCCATTGGGTTCGCCGACGATATAGGGCATCCCCGCCTTGACCGGGCCGCCGTGCTGCTTCTTGGTGATCTCGGGGACAGTGATACCGGGCGACTCTTCCTTGATGATCTCCGTGATGATCTTGATGCGCCTCTCGGCGGGGATCTCAAGCAGCTTGTCGATCACCTTCTGTATCTCGCTTACGGCCGCCTTCGCGCCGGTAGTCACAGCCAGGAACATGCTGTCGAATCCTTCCTGCCACTTGATCGTCTCGGCCAACAGTGCTGGCGTCAGCAGCCCGTACTCGGTCATGATGTTCAGCCGCATCTTCTCCACCGCATCCCATTGGGCCTGCGTCCAGGCGTCCGTGTCCTCCTGCATAGACAGCCAGTTGTCGAACGCCGCCAGCTTGATGCGTCCGAGCGATTGCTGATTCGCCAGCTCTTCACGTGCCTGCGACTTTTCGAGCGCCGCGATCTGCGCGTCCCGTCGCGTCGCTGCCTCTTCCAGCAGCGCCGTCGTGTCGCGCTGGTAGGCGCCGATGCGAAGCTGACTCTGGTCCCAATGGCCTTGTTTAAGGATGCGCTCCGTCTCGGCGATCTCGCCCTTCAGATCCTCGATCCGGTCATCCATCTGTGCCTTTTCGAGTTCGGTCGCCTCGTCGGTGGTTTTCTCCCGTTTGAGGGCCAGGTCGTCCAAGGACTTACCCGACTCCATCAGCCACTTGCGATCCTGGCGGGACAGCTCATACCAAAAGACCGGCTCGGTTTCCTCCGCCACCTTGCCGAACTCGCCGCGCTGCTTCTCGTACTCCTCAAGCTGTAGCTTCTGGATGTTCAGCCCGCGTTCGATGTCGGCCTTGTCGAACTCGCGCGCCGCCGCTGCTGCACCGCCACCGGCACCGCCACCACCGCCAGACGTGATGCCCTCTATCGTCTTCTGGTACTGTGCCTCGATCTCGGCCATGCTGCCGGCATAGTCGACACTTGACATGGCGACTTGGCCGAGATAGGAGCTATAGGACGCCGCCAGATCCATCATGGCAATGCTGGCATTGTAAGCCGCCGCCATCTCGGCCTGTAGCGCCTGCGCATGTTCCCGGGCAGCCACCGTCGCGTCCCTTGCCTGTTGTCCCTCGCGCTGTAAGAGCCATATCCGCTGCTCAAATGTCTCGTTGGATCTGCGCTGATTCTCGTCCACCAGCTTTTGCGCGGCGGCTAGTTCTTCCTCAGTGGCGATATGCCTCCATGTAGTGTCAACGGTGATCGTCACCGCTGCATTCTGCCGCTCCGCCGCCGCAGTCGCCCGCTGCGTCGCCGCCTCTACCGAGTTTTGTGCTGCCGCATATTGATCCAGGATGGAGACGGCGGGCATACCAAAGAGACCAGCCTGCGGTTGTGCGTATGTCGCCCTCTGCGCTTTCTCAAAGCGTTCCGTGGCCTCCGCTGCCCAGCGGCCCATTCCCTCAATTCCACCGACGGGATCGAGTGTGCCTTCGGCTACCGCCAGGGCCACTTGATCGCGCAGATTCTTCCAGGCCGACGTGAGGATGTCAATCTTTTCCGCAGCGCCAAGCACGGGCGGCCCCAGCTTCTCAACTTTGTCCTTGCCCTGCTCCAGCATCTCGTTGAGGAATGCCTGAGCTTGCTGCGCTCCGGTCAGGCTTTCCGCAACCAGATCGTTCGCCTTGGCATACTTCTCATTCGCTATGGATGCATCGATGGTCAGGCCCAGATCGTCCGCGACCTTGATCGACTTGCGTGCAGCCGCCACCGTGAAACGGTCGATGGCGGTCGCTGCATCCAGGCCCATAGCACGCCCCAGGCGCACGGCAACTGTTGCCAATTCCTCGAATTGCGCGGGCGTCTGTGCCACCTCCATGATCAGCGCCTTGTTCGCGGCACTCATCGCCATCATGTTGTCGATGGTATAGTTGCTGGCAACTTGGATCGACTTGAGGATTGCGTCGCCGGACGTGCCCGCGCTCTTGGCAAGCGACTCGAATGCCTGTCCCGCGCGCGCTACTTGACCGCCCAGCTTGACAAAGTCGATGAGCTTCTGTGCTGTGCGCAGCGCCGCCCAGGCAGCGGCAACCATACGGATGCCCTGCTTCAACTGGCCCAAGCTACTCGTGGCCGTCTTCGCCGCCGCGCTTGTCTTGTCTTTTGTCGTGATGGTGATGTTGACGTTGTATTCAGATGATGGCACTAGCGCCGTCCTCTCCGCGCCCGCGACTCGCTCTCGGCCCGCAGGTACTTGGCCTCCGCCGCCGCGATGGCCCTGTGGCGCGCGATCACATGCCAGTCTTCCTCGTCCAGTTGCGACGGGAGACAGCCATAACGCTCACAATCGCGCAGCGTTTGCACATCGTCCACGATCCGGTCAGGGTACACGCCCCCGTGGAGCCAGAGATACTCAACGAGGCGCTGGGTCAGTTTTTTGCGTTCTCGCCGTCCGGCCCCTGAAAGAGCAACCGCGCGAGCTCCTGCTGCTCGTGGATGTACAACTCGCCCAGGATCTCCGGCTCATCCGCCGGGGATGGCAAGGCGTGACCCTCGTCATCCACGATGCCCTTCCACGACAAGAGGTGCTCATGCAGTAGGTCGCGATCAGTCATCCCGGTGCTGCGGTATTCTCCGACCTCCCGCACCTTCAGCGCCTTGAACGTGACCTCGGCCCCGGCGTTCCCCTGAACGGACTCAGCGTCTACGGTAAACTGGTTCCTTCGCATCGCGTCCTCCTATGCGTATGTGGCGAGATACAGGCTGGGCGACTTGACGATCGCCTCCCACATGATCGGGTCCACGGTGTCGGCGTTACTGGCCGGCGGCGTCTGGCTGATCAGCCGTGAGTAGTGACCCGTCGCCGTCGCCGTGCTGAACACCTGATTGGTCGTAGTACACCCGGCAGGCGCCCAACGTACCGCCAGCGCGCCGCCGCAGACAGTCGTCCACTGCGCCCACACATAGCGAAACGGGTTGGTGGTCGCCGTCGCGTCCACGTAGACGCCCCGGATCGTGACCTCGATGGGGTTCTTCCGCCCGACGCCCATCGCCATGTCTTCCTCGCCGAACACTGCCGTCTGCCCACTATCGCGGGTGACGGGCGTCGGCTCGAGGACGGTCAGGTAGTCGCTGAAGTCCGTCCAGGTCGTGCCATCTGTGCTGAGTTCCACACACATCGTGCAGCTTGACAAAATTCCGGTCGGTAGAGCCACTTCGCTTACTCCTTTGTCAACTCAAGTTGACAACACACCTACTTTGGCTTATAATGTCCCTATTGGTAGAGCATAGGGAGAACACACATGGCCAAGCATCTTACACGCGAACAGGTACAACAGATGATTTCCGAATACCGCCAAGGTGATTCATCCGGCATTTTGGCTGCCCGTTATGGTGTTACGCACAAGGCCATATTGGGCCTGCTCAAACGCCGCGATATTCCCAGGCGTCCGCAGGGACCAGCTCGCACAATGCCGCTCGATGAGTCAGTCTTTGACAACATCACTGAAGAGTCCGCTTACTGGGCCGGATTTCTTATGGCCGATGGTTGCATTAGCTATCAAGATGGCCATTCTCCATGCATTTCTGTGGAACTTTCGTCGGAAGACCAAGCACACCTTGAACGATTCCGTGTATTCCTCAAGTCGGGCCATAAGATAACGAGCTGTTCTAGAACTGATTCATTCAGTACCAAGCCGAAGGCTCGCTATCAGGTTCGCTCCAAGCATCTTGTCTCCGCGCTTTCACAGTTTGGAATAACCGCTAGTAAATCCGCATCCGGATATGTGCGCCAACTGGACGCTAATCGCCACTTCTGGCGAGGCCTCGTAGACGGAGACGGATGTCTGTTCATGGCCAAGGGAAAATATCCCTCCCTGAGGCTTTGCGGAACAGAGCCCCTGCTCATGCAATTCCGCTCTTTTGTCCTTGCCCTTAGGCCCAGTGCGGCTGTCTCTATAGGGCGCGGGCCTGGTATATTCCGTCTGTGGTGTGACACCAGAACCTCTCGCAATGTTGCCCGATGTCTTTATCAAAACTGCTCCGTATACTTGCCCCGCAAGAAGACTATTGCGGACGATTGGTGATCAGTTCCCACACGGGCACGGTTTGCGTTTGACCGCGCCCACAGCTTGATTGAACAGCGGCTCCTCATCCGTGGGGTCCGCCGTCTCGATCAACCCGCCCTTGAGCGCCCAGGTGATGAACGCGTCCTCGCAGTCGGATAGGTCGGCGATGACGCCCGCCGGTATCCAGGCTCCCGAGGCGCGAATGCACAGGGCGCCGTTGATCCGATAGGTGCAGCTCTTACGCATCTTCTGTGGTTCGGTTTGCGATTCCGACATCTATTCCCTCCAGCAAGGACTGGAAAATGTAGTGTGCCATAAAGTCGTACACGCCGATGATGCGCTCGCCTGTGGCGTGGCCGGCGATGGTGCTGAAATCCACGTAAATCGGGAAGCCCGCCGCCGACGCCTTGCGGCAAAAGTACATATCCTCCTGGCCCGGCAGGCCGCTAAACCACGGCGGCTCCAGCGCCTCAAGCACTTCCCGCTTGATGAGTAGGCAGTGGCACCCGGTGATGTCCACGTCCCACAGGCTGCCCTCCGGTATCGGGCTGATGGCCTGCGGGTCGTTCGTCTCGACGTTGGCATGCTCGCGCAAGTAGTTATATGGCTCGTCCACCAGGACGAGGTACTTCCCCGGCTCGTCTTCCTTCTCGCCTTTGAAGGCCATCGGCATGCACCATGTCGAGGCGCGGATCATGCATAGCACCCCGACGATAGGCACGTCCCAGGCCAGCAGGCGCTCCAGCGTGTCCGGCGTGTACGCCGCGTCCTGGTCGGTGAACCACACATGGCTACAGTCGCCCTCCAAGGCCCGCTGCACGAGGTAGGTGCGTGCCACGTCCACCGGCAGCGAGCGCGGCGGGCGAATGACCGTTACCGGAACGTCGGGATGGGTCGCGTAGTGGTAGCTCTGCCACAGGCCGAAGCTGTCGAACAGGCTCCACGTTGGCGGCCCCATCGTCGGAATGCACAAGGCGATGCTCACCCGTTGCTCTGTCAAGGCCAATCCTCTCTTTCATGTCATCGTCCAGGTCCGTCTTGCAGCCGATAGCGCCCATCTCCCACTCGTTGCGGGCGATGTACACCCGCCCGAAGCCGAACGCCTGTAGCGTCCCGGTAAGCGTCTGCTGGCTGAAACCATTGTGGTGCGCCATCGCCGGCCCCATCACCTGCTGATAGTGCAAGTAGCCATAGAGCATGTCCCAGGCCGTGACCGTCCCCACCGCCACGGTGTAGCAGGGTGCGTCCAGGGTGCCGTCCTCTGTCGCCCTCCTGCACGCCGCCAGGGCGTCGGGCACGCGAAAGTCCACGAAGCCGTCGGCCACCAGGACGTGATGCACACCGCGCATGAAGCGCTCCAGGCCCTGCGGGTAGATATGTTCCAGCAGGTGCGACGCATAGGCCGCATCGAACTGGCTCGCCTCCAGCGTGTCCAGGTCCATTGCGTCCATCAGCAGATCGGGCTCGTTGCGCGGCTCGATGTCCAGCCGCACCGCGTCCCAGTCCTCGTAGTAGGCGGGGATGGTGAGGCTCGCCGGGCCGGAGCCGATGTTTAGTAGTCTTGGTGTGCCCACCGCACCCATCCATAGCGCCGACGCACTAGGGGCTTGTGATCTGGTCCCGCGATGATGCCGCCTTGGTCACTGCGTACAACAACCTCGGCCCAGCCCCATATCACCTTACCTGGTTCACAATAAACACGACAGCCCGTAGCATCTATGGAGATATCTTTTCCATTGAGCCATAGGGTGACGAATGGATTGTCGGCGGCGTATATCTCGATCATGTTCTGTTCGCGGCGGTCACTTGCCAATGCGGCACCCAGTGTCCCACCAGATGCAATAAGCCCACCCAGAGCACCCAGCGTGCCCTCCATAAACTTGCGCCTACTCATTCCCATTTCGCTCTCCTTTCGGGATGCGTTATACGTTGCCTTCTACGCCGATGTTAAGGAGTCTCATCCGATTCTCTGGATGATGCCGAGCTTGACCAGAAGGTCGGCCACCGATACTGATGTCCCGGCGATAAGGCGCTTCCAACATACGCCACCCGGTATCGTGCAATTGCTGCACTGTAGCCATCCGCAACCCATACAGGCATCAGACGGCCATTCTCGGAACCCTTCATTGTCCTTCATTTCGCTCTCCTTTCGGGATGCGTTATCAGTGCCCCTCTACCGAAGCCAAGACGGCCCAGTAGTCAGTGCCTGCCACGGTGTCGATGATTTGGCGCAGCGACCAGCTCAGCTTGCCCCCAATTGTACATGGAGCCCCGCGCAGCGCCGCCGCCAGGTTGTCCATCATATCCACCGTCAAGTCGAAGTTGCGGCCCTGCATGCTCTGCGCCACCGGCTCGACCAGGAGCACCATCTCGGCACGGAGCGTGGTAAACCCGCCTCCCTCACCGAATACCAGCACCCGCTCGTCGCCGCCTGGATAGCGCACGTACTGCGCGGGCGTATCGCCCACACCGGGTGCTCCTGCAGGCGGTCCGCTCGTGTAGCGCCGCACCACGCCGGTGATGACCAGCGCCTCCAGTGCATCCACAAAGCTGCGGTAGGTGGTCATCAGTGCCTCTTGTAGTATGTCAGAACGTCGGTTATGCCCGCCGGTATGCCCTGTGGGATCGTGATCACGCCCGCACCAGGGATCGCTGTGACCTCGAACACCTGACTGTCTTTCCTTCTATAAGCGAACGCGGCCAGCACTTTGCATGCCTCCTTGATATCCCCCGGCACTGCCGCGCTGTAGGCCCAATCGCCGTTGACGCTCACGAAACAGTCGGTGTCAAACGTCCACGAGTAGGTGCTGTCCGTCTTCAGCCGGATGCCGAAGTAGGGCGGCCCCAGGTTGCGCGGGTGCAGCCAGTATTCCGTGTTCGGGATCGGGGTTCCTTCAGGCACGACCGTGTGCGTGCCCGTCCCGTTGTCGGTCAGGGTGATCGCCGTGCCTGCCAGGGCCAGTGCAGCGGTTGCAGCCACTTGGATGCCCGGCGAAACGAGCAGGATGGCATAGTACACCGTCCCCTCCACCAACGGCGCGGGCGGGTCGTGGGTGGTCGAGGTCACCGTCAGCGGCGTGGCCGCTATCAGCGCATCCCAGACCGCAGTGCTGGCCAGCGTCAGCCTATCGGCAGCAAATGCCGGCACATAGGTTGTGCCCGCCTGAAAGTCGCCGTTGGTCAGCGTGTTCCCCGTCACCAGATCGCCATCCACCAGCAGCAGGCGGCGGTCCTCGTCGCTCAGCGCGTCGCGCCCGTAGTAGCGGATGTCCTCCGCTGCCTCAAAGGTGCGGTTGGTCTGCGACTCGATATAGGTCTGTGCTGCGCTGATGGCGTCGGTGAGCAGCGCCGTGTCCGCGTCCTCCCGGGTGATGGTGTGCGTGCCCGTCCCGTCGTCGGTCAGGACGATAGGCGTGGGCACGGCAGCGAGTGCGCTGGTGGCGGCAAGCTGGATCACCTGGTCAGCGCCCAGGATCACATAGTAGACCGTGCCCTCCACCAGCGGTGCAGGCGGGTCGGCCAGCGTCGATGCCACCGTGACCTCTGTCCCCGTCTTGAGCGTGTTGCGAAACGGGACGCTCGCCAGGGTCAGCGTGTCGGCCCCGAAGGCCGGCGTATAGGTGTCGGTGTCCTCCAGGTCCAGGTAGTCTCTAAGTTCGCTCAGGCTGATGTACATGCCCTGCTCCTATGTGCCCATGTCTGATTAGGTGAATAGACCGTCAAGTCCGGCCAGCCGCCCACGTCTGCTGGATCGTCGATGATGCCGCCCGTCCCATTCTGCACATCTGCCACAATCCGCGCATCTACCATATCCCGCTGTGGCAGCGTGGCCCCAGCATTGGCGAGAACGTCAGCCAACGCATCCATCGCGCTCAGTGGTTCGCCACCATACAATGGAGGGAATGGTACATCCTCCAGGTGGTCTTCAACTGTGCCCGGATAACCGTCAAGCAAGCGCAGCGGTGGCCCATCGTATCCATCGATCTCCGTGTCGTGCTCGTAGACCTGCACCACGCCGTCCTCATACCACCAGATGTAGTTCTGGAGGCGGTCTGTTTCCGCTGCCGGGAATCCCTGATAGTTGCCGATGAAATTGACGCGGGTATCTGGCCAACGCGGATCGCCACTACAGTGAAACAGGATGCCCTCGCCGTACATCACGCAGTTCACCACGTCAGCCCGCCCAGAGGCCACCAGCGGGTTGCGCTGGTTGTTGTGGCCAAACAGGCAGCGCTCGAACAACACGCGATCCGCGCCGCCGCCCACTAGGGCACCCATGCTGTGCGGCCCCTTGCTGTGTCCAGCATCGTTCAATCCCTCGCTGATAATGCAGTGGCGGATCACTATGTCGTGGATATTGCCGTACAAATCCAGGTTTTCGTCCACGGCCCACGACAGGCTGCAGTGATCGATCAACACGCGCCGCGCCGGGGCGTTGATCTGTAGTGCATCCACCTCATCCGTGGCTCCTGGCCTCAGTCGCAGGTACCGCAACGTCACATCTGCCGCCTCAATCGCAATGTAGCCGCCCTTCACGCAGATCCCGCCACCAGGTGCAGTCTGCCCACGTACTTCGATGTTCGGATTGCGGATCATGATTTGGGACACCAGCTCAACTGTCCCCGCCACATCGAATACCACTACTCGAAATCCGCTCGCTTCCAGTGCTGCTCGGAGACTGCCCGCGCCACTATCGTTCAGGTTAGTGACACGGTAAATCAATTTGGGATGTCGGTCCAGCTCTGAGCATAGAGTTTCGCTAGCCAGCGCCCCATCGTGTTCATGTTCGCCACGGATAGTGCGCTGCCGTGCATCGTCATCTCTGCCAGATCCATGCCACAATACGCTTCGGCCCCGATGCGCAGTAGGGCAGCAATGGCGAATCGGTTGAGCGTGATGGTATTCGCGTCAAAGGCCAGGTCGGTGCCCTGCTGGACGCCATCCTTGTAGATGCGGATGGTCGTCCCATTGAACCACCACGCTAGAATGTGCAGATTTGTGTCTATTGTCCCGCGACCCTCGCTGGGTCCAGTGCCGCCATCATCCCGGCGCGTGCTCCATAGTGTTGAGGGCGTGCCGGTCATTATCATCTCCTGCCATATCGGCGTGTTGTTGCCAGAATTGCCGGCACCCCACAGCACCTGCGTCGTTGCCACCGAGGCGACCTTGGCGACGAGGAACACCGTCGCAGGCTGATCGTCACCGGTCAGCGAGAGCGCCACCCCGTTGGCCGTCAGATATTGGCTGCTGGCAATCACCGTGCGGATAACTGGATGGCCATTGATTAGATCGCCCGCGCCACTCTGAAAAGTGGGGCTGTTGACCGGCGTGATGTCGTTTCCTGCTGGCGACAGATCCGCGATGGTGGCCGTCAGCGCATCGCCATCGCTTTTGCCCGCGATTCTCCGCGCCGCGAGCCAGAGCACGAGGCCGGGAATGTCGCTCGGCCTGAAGCCCCCGCGCGGGCAGAGCAGCAGCAGATTGCGAATCGTCTGATTCATCCCAGTTCCCCTAATAGTCCTTGCCTACTCTACCTTAACCACGCCCACCTTGAGCAGCAGTCGCCCGCTGGCATAGGCCGTCTGGCTGGTGCGCGCCACGGCAGCCACCCAGATCGAGGTCTGCCCGTCCGTCGGGCGTACCTTGCGCGGGTAGAACTCCGGCTGTGCGATCTGGCGTGCGCCCAGGTCGGTGTAGTCACCAGCGACGATGTGAACCACTGCCTGGATCATCTCCGCCTGAACGGCCGAGAGCGCCACCGCCGCGTTGACCGCGCCCAGGATGCCCGGGTAGGCGCGGAAGAACAGCAGATCCAACGCCGCGCCGTTGTCGTCGTAGTCCAGCAGCGTCACCGACTCGATAAAGCTGGGGTAGTTGGGAACGCACGCATACTCCAGCTCCACCGCCTGGCACATCAGGTCGCCAGCGGTATAGGCTGCCGTGTCGAGGCTGAGCACACACTCGGCCACGATGTCGATCTTCGTATCGCCCATGTTGTCCTCCAAGGTGGGGCGGGCCACGAGACCCGCCCCAGTACTTGCTATCTCACCTGGATCAACTTGACGTCGGTAACCGTACAGGTGATAGCCGCGTTGTCGCCCGTCAGGAACTCCATCGTTAGGCGCATCAGCTCATCATTCGGGAACGTTGCGTCCGTCGCTGCTACGCTGCATACCTGCGCGCCGTTGATGTAGGCGTAGACGGTCGAACCGTCAAAGTACCACTCACAGATGATCGGTGTAGCAGCAGCCAACGTCGCTACTGCCGTCGCGCTCTCTACGCTGTCCTTCTCGGTCACGAAGTAGAGCAGCGCCGATCCGTCCACGCAACGGAAGTACATGCCGTCCGTCACGGCGTCAAGGCACGCGGTGTCGGTCACGCAGACCCCGAACAGGCAGTCCGCTTGCGTGACCACGCTGGCCTGGAAGCTGACCCCGAAGTAGCAGGGGTACTGCCCCGCAAAGCCGACGCTCTCGCCCGCCGTGCTGCCCAACTGCAGCTTCACGCCGTCGTTGTCCGCGCCCGCCGTGGTGATCAGCATCGCCCCGCCTGCCGCGTCCGTGGGCACGCAGGTCGATGCATTGACCAGCGTCGTCACGAACTCGGTCGGCAGGAAGGTGGTGTTATCCACCGGGTAGCCCTGGAAGTCCTGGATGTACTTGGTCACGCCCTCGCCGAAGGCATCGTACCAGCGATGCGGGTACTCGTGGGAGCGATAGACGATAGCCTGTCTGACCTCAGTCGTTTCTGTAGACATTTGTCATCGCTCCTATGTCACCACGGGTTCGAGCAAGGCCGACACGTCGCCGCCCAGGTCGCCGTAGTAGTTCTCAGCCAGGGCACATGCCGTCGCCCCGATGCCTGTTGCCTGTGCCGCCGTACCGCCCGCCATGTTGCCCATGACGATGCCGGTCGCCGTGTCGGCCAGGTGGATCGCCGCCTCCGCCGTCGCCGCGATGTTGTAGATGCGGTTGTCGAGGACGCAGCAGTTGGTGACCACGCCCGCCCCGCCGATGCACACCGTCCCAAAGTCGCCGATCAGGATGTTGCGCCGGATGATGTGCCCCTCGCCGGTGCCGGAGAGGTTGATAAAGTGCGTGTTACTGGCATTCAGATCGCAGCAGTAGCAGTCCTCGATCGTGATGTAGTCGATGCCGGCGGCAGGCTGTACCCAGATGGTCGCACAGAACGTGCCGTCTCCGGTGAATCGACAGTCGCGCAGGGTGAAGCCGCACGCATTCACGTCGATGGCTGCCGTCACGTCGGCGATTCCGGCCACGAAATGCATGTGCTGCACGGTGATGTCCGCCGCATCCACGTCCATGTCGGCGAGCACGTCCGTGTCAAAGGTGACGGTCGGCATCAGCGAGTTCTCGCCCACACCGATGATGGTAATGCCCTGGCAGTCCAGGTCCAGACCGGCTGCCGCGCTCACGACTTCGGCGTGCCCCGGCAGGCAGATGATCACGTCGCCCGCCGCCGCCGCACATGCGCTCACCGCATAGTCCAGCGTGGCGAACGGGCTGTCCGGGTTCTGCCCGTAGCCCGCCGCATCACTGGATGCCGTGTTGGTGCTGTCCACGAACCAGATGTCCGCCGGGTAGTCGTCGATGCTCACGTAGCCAAAGACGCCGCCCGGTTGGTGCTGCATGAAAAGTGGTGAACGTCTCTTCACCATTGCCTAGTCTCCTTTGCCTGTCCTGGGTTGTCCATTGTCAGGCCATAGAGGGGGCGGGCGTAATCGTAATGCCGCCCGCCCCCCGGCGAATCCAGTTACACGATTGCCGTCGCGGGCGTCGCTTGCTTATAGGCCGTCTGGATGTAGTAGACGGCGCTCATATAGTTGGCTTGGCCCGAGGTTGCGACAGTTCCACCCAGGCAGTGGTAAGTGCTCAACTGCGCCGCGATATCTGCCGGGTCGATCTCGATCACGACCAACTGATCGGTGGCCCCTGCCGTGCAGGCCATCGTGGTCGCTGCCGTCTGTGCCACCAGCGTATCCGTGGCACTGATGTCGGCATTCTTCCACCACCGTGCGGTGAAAGTGATCGCCGTCGCACAAGCGGCGATGCTAATGCCCGTCACCGGGACGATGGTCGTGGCATGCGTGACCGCCTGCTGATAGTGCGCGACGATCCATACCTTGATCGCGTCCGTCAGGTCGATCACGTCGAACGTTACGCCACCATTGGTCGTGACAGCCCCAGCGGTCGCGCTTACGATCTTAAAGTTCTCGGGAAGTGTGATGTTGCTCATTTTATGTCACTCCTATCTTGCCGCCAGGGCCACAAAGGGGCTCTGGTCCAGCACGGACTGGAACGGGGTCAGCGTGGCATTCCACTTGCTGCGCCCATCGACCCGGTAGACGAACCGGAACACCGTCTCGTCGGTGAGGAAGTTCAGGTGGATCGAGCTGGCGCTCTGCATGCCGCCTTTCTCGATCATCTGGTATTCGCTCAGGTCAACGAGCAGGATGTCGCCCACGTCGCCGACCGTATCGGCGTATTCGGACGCGATGACGGGCCGGTTGAAGATGGTAGCATACGGTGCTGCGCTCACTCCGCCTGGGGGAGTATAGACCGGCACGCCGCCCGTACCCGAGGCCCGCTGTAGGTTCATCAGCTCTGGCTCACAGTCCTGATTGATAAGCCAGATCGCGTTCCTGCGACTCGGCGCCCACATCCGGCTCCACATCTTGTCGATGTTTGCGGTCACGATGGTATCGGCTGCTTGCGCGGGCTCCGCCGCCTGCGTCACCAGCGCGCCTGAGAGCAGGATGCCCTGCGGCATACCTACGCCCGTGCCCCTGATGATTGCATCCTCGACCACGAAGCGCAGCTCCTCAGGGAGATTGCCCATGATCCAGCTTTCGAGTGCGTTGGCATCCTGCAGCAGTTCGTCAGTGGCGTAACACAACCCAACCACCTTGCGCAAGCGCAGCTCCAGCTCGCGGAACTCCGGATGGGTCGGCAACTTGGTGCCCGCCTCTGCCGTCCAGTAGGCACGGATACCGCCGCGCCGGTGACCGTCCGCGCGCGCCGTCTCATTGACGGCGTTGAAGGTCATGCCGTTGCTGTTGGCGCTGACGCCCACCATATCCACCCGTCGCAGCAGTTCGCCCACGTCATACACGCGCTGCAACAGGGCACCGCCCTCGTCGGTGCCGACCAGGAACCCACCGTGCGCATTGTCCCCTTCGTACAGGCCCGTCTGCTTACGGAAGGCGCTCTTGGTCAGCCCGCCGACGAACTCGTCACCCATCGCGCCGTTGACCGAGTAGCCACCCTCATTCACCGCGTCGTTCGAGCGCAGCGGCAAGAGGCGCTTATCGACCTGGCCCAGCGCCGCGTTCTTGACATCCATCAGGAACTCGCCCAGCCCCTTGTAGGGTCGGGCCTTGATGGCCTTGTCTGCCTCGTCCTCGACGACCACAATGCCGCCTGGTTCTGGCTTGTCTTCTGCTTCCGCTGCCGCTGTCTTGATGGTCAGCAGCGCCTTCATGCGCTCCAGGCGTTCGCCGAGCTTCACAGCCTCGGCATCAAGCACCTTGGCCGCTGCCTCGTCGAGAGGATCTGCGCTCCAAGCGTCGAGAGCCTCCTGTGCCTTGGCATCGGCCAGCGCCTTCATCTGTTCGATCTTCATGTCATGCCTCCATAGTCAGTCTGTTTTTGAGAAGTTGCATGCGCATCCGTCCCTTGCCTGCCGCAGACGCCGCCGACGTGTCGGCCTCTGGCTCTGCCTCTGGAGGTATCGAGTCGTTTGCTGTATCGTCCTGCGCGGGCATGGGAATGCCCAGCGCCTTGAACGCTCGTATATGGTTCTCGGTTAGATTTCGTGGCTCCATCGGCTGAACCGTGATCGTGTCACGGAACAAGGGCCACCGCATGATCTCGCCATCTGCCCGCTTTACTACACCCTTGGGGTCCGCGTGTGAGCTGGTGCCAAGCGTGCCGTCATCAAACCAGCCCAACTCCTCCAGCCATTGGACATATTGATTGCGCCTGTTGAGCACCCGCTCGACAAAGACGCCCTTGTCATCTACGCGGGCCGTCTTCCAGTCCACAACGCCAAGCAGTTCATCGCCTAGCTCGCCCTGCCCATGCTCCCAATCCTCATACAGCATGCCGGCCTTGGTGTAAGCGCTCTCCAGGTCTGTCTCTGCCGTGAAGAACTCGCCAAGCGAGCCGTCTTGGTTCTTGTTCTCGCTGGCGATGCCCTCCAGGTCGCGCCCGCCGAATAGGACGATGTAGTTGCCCACGCGCAGCTCGTCATCAGTGCGCGAGATGGCCTTGAGGGCGTTCGCCGCCTTCGACTCTGGCTCCCCGGCGTGCTTGCGCCAGGTGGACAGGCATGTGGCGACTGCCTCATCCTGTTTGTCGCCCTCTTCCTTGCGAACGGGCACGCAGGCTGCCATCCACTTGTCCTTGTCATCATAGTCGCTAGGGTTTGGCATGTTGCCCTCCCAAAACGCAAACGCCGCCTATGCCTGGGGATGTTGCCATTCCCCGGCGTAAGCGGCGTTCTACAGTGTAGACTGCCAGTTAGGTTGTTGTTAGCCCTCTGTCTTACATTGCACTGCTTCAGGCAAGGGCCACCAGCCGGTCACTCTGCTCTTGACAGGCCCTATAGCCTCTTTCCAGCGGTATGCATTCTCTTCGCCGTCATATTGTAGCAAAGCTTCCTTCGTGCCTATCAGGCCCCACGCGCATTCAGTACGCACCCAGACCAACTGCCCGACTGGCGGTAGCGCCTCCTCCGGGTCAATCCACCTTGCTTCTGGTACTTCCATCTCAGCACTCCTCTCTAGGGTTGCCTCTTCGCCTCTTTCCTCAGCTCGCTCGTTCTCGGCAGCTCCGGCAGCTTGAACCGTTCGATGATGTCCACCATCATCAGCAGCGCTTGGCGAAACTGTAGCCAGAACTCGCGGTCCATGTCAGCCGTCCATCCAGCCGGTAGGCCGGTCATAATCCGCAAGACGATGCTGCCAGCATTCGACACGAAGCTGCTCGATGGTCATAAGGTGGGGTGCCGCAACTTTGAGCGGCCACGTCAGCCGCTCATCCAGGGGCGTATCCAACAACTCGGCCCACCACTGGCGCGTCTTCTCAAGTCGTGCGGCCATGTCTTCGCCCTCAAGCAGCGGCCCGCAAGGGACAAAGGTGGTGTCCTCGATCATGGTATCGGTCCAGTACATAGGTTCGAGTGTCATCACAACCCCCTGAACGCCTCACGCACGATGGTGGCAATGTTGGCGTCCACGATGCGCTTCACCGTGCCATCGCTCAGCGCCCTATCTGCAATCTGTTGGTCCGTCTGCCATCCCGTCGCCTTGTGCTGTTCGGTCTGGTACTGGCTGCTCACCACGTAGGGCGAATAGGTCGCCCGGTTGCCCAGCGTGGCGCTCTCCGCCTGGCGCGAGATGGCCCAGCTTGCGCCCGAGCGCTGGCTCATCGGGTCGCTACCCCGCGTGTACTTGAGCGGCAGGCCGGCCTTGCGCCGCATCCAGTGGTAGAATGCCTGCTGCTTGCGACTGGCCCACTTGACGGGCGAGTGTGACCCGGCAGGCCTGCGCTTGAACATGTCCTTGAGCGCGACGGCGACAAAGTAGGTCGCCCGCCCCTTGAAGCGCA